ATTGACTTAGTTGTTGATAATTCTGATAAAGTAATAAGTTTTTTTAAAACAATATTTGAAGATCCATTAAAGCCAATAAAAGATTTAGGAAAAGCGATAAAAGAGTTTGTTATTGACAGGTTTATGTCTACGCTTGACGCTATCGGTTTTTTAGGTGAAGCGATAGTTAAAGTTTTCCAAGGTGATTTTAAAGGTGCTGCAGAAGCAGCGAAAAATGCAGGTAAAGAAATATTAGAACCATTTGTAGCTATCAAAGAAGGATTTGATACAGTTGTAGATACTGCTAAGAAAGTTGTAAAAGGAATAACAGACGTTACTAAAAGTGCTATTGAGGGTGCGAAAGCTGAAGTCAATTTAGCAAACGCTGCGAAACTAGCTGCTGCAGAACAAGAAACATTAAGATTAACCAATTTAAAGGCTGCAGAAGAACAAAGGCAAATTCGTGATGATGTTAGTAAAGATATTGATGCTAGAATTACAGCTAATGCAGAATTAGGTAAAATATTAGAAGAAGGCATTAAACAAGAAAAAGTATTAGCAGACGTACAACTAGCTGCTGCAGAAGCAGCACTTGCTAATAATAAAACTAATATAGATTTACAAGCTGAGGTAATTCGTGCACAAGCTGCATCATTAGAAATAGAAGAACGTATCGGTGGTCTTAGGTCTGAGCAATTAACAAATGAAACAAGTTTATTAAAAGAAAAATTAGATTTAACTAACTCAATCAGTCAAGCTGATAGTGAAGCAACGTTGAGAGAACTTGAAGGACAACTTGCTATTGAAGACGGAATATTAGATCGTTTAGAATTAGAAAAACAAGTAGCAGCAGAACAACAAAGAATAGCCGAAGAGCAATTTGAAAATACTAAAAAATTATTTGGCGAAGGAACTATTGAATTTGAAAACGCTGAAAAAGAAAAGATAGCAGCACAGGAAACATTTGCTAACATAAGTAAAAGCCTCAAAAAACAAGAAGAAGAAGCAAAGGTACAAATTGTTTCAGACGCCTTATCTGGTTTGAGTAGTTTGTTAGGTGAAGAATCAGCTGCCGGAAAAGCAGTTGCAGTTGCTACATCAATTATAAATACATATCAAGGTGCTACTAAAGCACTTGCACAAGGAGGTATATTCGGAGCGATAAGTGCAGCAGGGGTTATTGCTACAGGATTAGCGAGTGTAAAAAAGATAGTAGCTACAAAGATTCCAGGTGCTACAGGTTCACAGGGTGAAGCTAGTATATCAGGAGTTGGTGGTCAAGTTGAAAATATAGAACAAAATGTTCCTGACTTTAATGTAGTTGGTTCATCGCCGATAAATCAAATAGCTAATTCACTAAACAACCGGGAGCCTGTAAAAGCATACGTTGTATCAGGTGAGGTAACTACTGCACAACAATTAGATAGAAATATAATAAATGAAAGCGGGATATAAAAAAAACATAAATAAAACTATTATATAATTATGAGGATAGTAGAATTAATATTAGATGAAGAGCAAGAATATTCAGGTATTGAAGCGATATCAATTGTAGAACGACCAGCTATTGAAGAGGATTTTATAACGTTAGGGCAAAAGGTTGAATACAAATTAGCTGAAATAGATAAGAAAAAGAAAATATTATTGGGTGCATTGCTTATCCCTAATAAACCAATTTTAAGATCAAGTGAAGATGGTGAATATTATATATACTTTTCAAAAGACACAGTAAGAAAAGCAAGTGAGCTATATTTAATGGAAGGCAATCAAAACCAAGCTACGTTAGAACATCAAATGAAATTAAAGGGATTAAGTTTAGTAGAAAGCTGGATTGTAGAAGATACTGAAAAAGATAAATCAGCTTTTTATGGATTAAGCTATCCTGTCGGAACTTGGGTAGGTTCAGTAAAAGTAACTTCAGATAAAATATGGGAAGAATTTGTAGAAACAGGCAGAGTAAAAGGTTTTTCGATCGAAGGTTATTTTAAAGATAAAACAGATTATAAAAAAGATAATTTATCTAGTATTGAATCAGAAGAGGCTGAGTATTTACTATCTAATATAAAAGACATTGTAAATGGTGTTCATATATCTTTAGAAAGCTATAACGATTATCCTGACTCAGTATCTAATAACGCTAAAAGAGGTATAGAGTTAAATAAGAAAGAAAATAATAAATGTGCCACAGATGTTGGTAAAATAAGAGCTCAACAATTAGCACAGAAAGAAAAAGTCAGCGTTAGCACTATAAAAAGAATGTATAGTTATTTGTCAAGAGCTGAAGAATATTATGACCCGAGTGATACAACTGCGTGTGGTACAATCAGTTATTTATTATGGGGTGGTAAGTCAGCTAAAAATTGGGCTGAAAGTAAAATCAAATCATTAAAATTATACTCACAAAAAATAAACGAAGAATATGCTATTATTGACGACCGCCTTGGTTATAGTACTCAGGAAAAAGCTGAACAAATGGCGAAAAATATAGGTTGTGATGGTTTTCATACTCACGACTTTGAAGATCAAACTTGGTACATGCCCTGTGAAGAACATATTATTGAAGATACGGATTTAAAAAAACCTTGTTGGAAAGGATATGAGCAATATGGGACAAAAATGAAAAATGGACGTAAAGTACCTAATTGCGTTCCAATAAAACGATAAAAAAAATTATGTGTAATTGCGAACATTGTATTTGTAAATAATGCCTAGGAAGTCTAATTATTTTAAAACACCTAGTAGATCATCACCAAAGAGCTCTAGGAGAGGTTGTTTATGTAAAGATAATACATATAGTAGTAAATGCTGCGATGGTAGCTTACAAGCTCAAGGAATAGGCAGAGTATAAAAAAATCCCATTTGAAAATATAAATATATTTCAAGTATTTATTATATACATATGAATGCTACAGAAATATTATCAAAAGTCAAGACCTTGTTAGGTGTTGATCCTAGCAATCTTGAAGTCAAAGCCGAAGCAGTGTCTTTGGAAGAACTTACTCTTGAAAATGGTACAATCTTAACAGCCGAAAAATTTGAAGCTGGTGAGGAAATATTTATTCAGACAGAGGACGAGAAAGTACCTATGCCGATAGGCGAGTATGAACTCGAAGATAACAGAATATTAATCGTTAAAACAGAAGGAATGATAGAAAAAATCACCAATTCAGAAGAAGTCATTGAGGAAACTCAAGAGGCTCAATTAGAAGAAACTCAAGAAAATCCTGAAACTGAAGAGAAAAAGGAAATGGGTTATGCTTCTAAGGAAGAATTAATCGCTTTAGCAGAAAGTGTTGAAGAGGTTAAGGCTCAAATAAAAGAAGTCATTGAAAAAATGATGGATACTAAAGAGGAAAAAGAAGAAATGGCTAAGCAAGAAGAGTTATCAAAACCAGCTGCAGAAGGTATAAAACATTCACCAGAAGCAACTGAAACTAAGCTCGGTGCTAAATATGCTGTTAATTCTAATCAAAATACTACTTATAATAGAGTATTACAAGCAATAACTAATAATAATTAAAATAATTTAAAATGTCAACAACAACAACAATTTCAAATGACGTTAGTAGAATTTTTTCTAAACAAGAAACGTTAGCTGCTGCAACAACATTAGCTGCTGCAGATTCAGGAAAGACATTCCTAATAAATGGTACAGGTTATACTGTAACGTTACCTGCTCCTACAGCAGGATGGAATGCAAAGTTTATCGTGGCTGCTGCATTTTCAACTGATTGTGTCGTACAAACACCTGCTGATAATAGAGATATTCTAAATGGTGGTGTGATTGTAAACGGAGCAATCGTCGAAGCTGATGCGGTAGATCAAGTAACATTTGAAGACGGTGCTGAAAGCATAGGGGATCACATTGAAATATCAAGTGATGGAACTAGCTATTTTTTATCAGGTAATGGTAATGCAGCTTCATCAATAACAGTAGGGGAACTATAATAATAATAAATAATAAATTTTAAAATGGCAACAACTAATAATTTAACAACAACTTACGCTGGCGAATTTGCAGGAAAATACATTTCCGCTGCGTTATTAAGTGGTAAAACTTTAGCTGAAGGAAATATTACAGTAGTTCCTAATGTTAAGTTTAAACAAGTAATGAAAAAAGTAGCAACTGACGGAATCGTAAAAAATTCTAGCTGTGACTTTGATCCAACTTCAACACTTACTCTAACAGAGAGAATATTACAACCTGAAGAATTCCAAGTTAATTTACAATTATGTAAGCAAGATTTCCAATCAGATTGGGAGGCTGTACAAATGGGATATTCGGCTTTTGATAATTTACCTCCACAATTCAGTGACTTTTTAATTGCACACGTTGCAGATAAAGTAGCTCAAAAAATGGAACAAAACATTTGGAATGGTTCGAATGCTACTGTAGGTGAATTCGATGGATTTAGAACTACACTACTAGCAGATGGCGATGTAGTAGACGTTGCAGGTCAAGCGAGTACTTCAGCAAATGTAGCAGCAGAAATTGGTAAAGTAATGGATGCTATTCCATCAGCAGTTTATGGTAACGAAGATTTAGTTATCTACGTTCCTAGCAATATTTACAGAAACTACATTAGAAGTTTAGGTGGGTTTGGTGCTAATGGTTTAGGTGCTGCAGGTACAAATAACGAAGGTAACCAATGGTACAATATGGGTAATGCGGTATCATTTGATGGTATTCAATTAGTATTAGCAACAGGACTAGCGAGTGACACAATGGTAGCAGCTCAAAAATCAAATCTTTTCTTTGGTACAGGTCTTATGTCAGATCAAAACGAAGTAAAAGTAATTGATATGGCTGATATTGATGGAAGTCAAAACGTTAGAGTTGTAATGAGGTTTACAGCAGGAATTCAGCATGGTATCGGATCTGATATCGTTCTTTATTCATAATAAATAATTGTATAACAATAAAAGGTAGGTGGCAACAAACTATCTACCTTTTTTTTTAAAAAAATAAACTTATGGCTTGTGCATTAACAACAGGACGAAAATTACCTTGTAAACAATCAGTTGGTGGGATTAAAACTGCTTATATGGCGGCATTTGGATCATTAGGTGCGGCAACAATATCAAACGGAAATATATCTGCTTTAGCTGGAACTCCAGCTTTTTACAAATATGATTTAAAAGGTGCAAACAGTTCTTTAACAACAAATATTATAAGTTCAAGGGATACAGGAACAACTGTATATGAAACAACTCTAGAACTTACTTTTACTCACTTGGACGTGCTAACGCAAGAAGAAATTAAAAAGATTGCAGCAGCTAGGCCACATATAGTAATTGAAGATAACAATGAAACTCCAAATTTATTTATGGTCGGTTTCAATCAGGGAGCCGAAGTCACTGCGGGAACGATAGTGTCAGGAGCAGCTTTTACTGATATGTCAGGATTTACATTAACGTTTACAGCAACAGAAGTTATACCACCATTATATATTACTGGAAGTGTAGTAACTGCGTTGGCTAATGCGACTCAAATAGATCCAACCGCATAACAATTTTGTTTTTTGTGTGTTTAGAAAGGGGGGTTTTTTAACTTCCCTTTTTTATTTTATAAAAAACTTGAATTTTTATATTATATATATATGAAGATATTGACAACCAGTGCGAACGCTCAAACTCTATCATTTATACCTAGAGAATATCCAGCATCAATAAAAATGACGCTAAGAGATACAAGCACTAACACAACTGAAACTGTTGATACTTTAACACTTACAAAAACAAATGATAAAGCGTCTATAAGCACCTCATT